GGTCCGATCAGGCGCTGGACCTTGCCCGTCTGTGCAACATTCCCGCCTACATGGTGTCCGCCCCCACCAAGGGTGCATCCATGACGTATCAGAACGCGCAGCAGGCCCGACAGGATCTCTACCTGTTCGGCGCGAAACCGTACATCGACTGCATTGAGCAGACCCTGTCAATGCAGATGCTCCCGCGGGGCCGCTACGTGGAGTTTGACATTGAGGACTACCTCGGCGAGAACGACATGGGCGCACCCGCCGACCGTTCCGCCCCCGACCCGGAGGATTCACCCGAATGATCCAGTTCATCGCATCACCCGTCACCCTTGACGCAGCCGAAGGCGAAGAGTCGCCGCGCAGCATCACCGGGGTGGCAGTCCCGTGGGACACCCCCGCCACCGTCTCGGGCGGTGAGCGTGTCGCGTTCAAGCGCGGCGCGTTTGACGTCAACGGCAAAGCGCCCAAGTTGCTGGAGGGTCACGACATGACGCAGTTGCGCGGCGTGGTCACCGAACTCGTCGAGGCCGACGAGGGACTGCTGTTCACCGCCAAGTTCGCCAAGACCCGCGCAGCCGACGACGCCGTGGAACTCGTCAAGGCAGGCGCATACGACAGCGTCAGCGTCGGCGCCGTCCCGCTCAAGTGGAAGTTTGACAAGCAGGGCACCATGGTGGTCTCCAAGGCCGACCTCGTGGAGATCAGTTTGGTCGCTCAGCCCGCATTCAAGGATGCGGTCATCACAGAAATCGCAGCCTCCCAGCCGGAGGATGACGAAACCCCCAACCCCGTTTCCGAGGAGGAAAACGTGAACGAAAACACCCCCCACGTGGAGGCCGAGGCTCCGGCTGTCGTCCCCACCGCCCCCATCTACGCAGCCGCCAAGCGCGAGTTCGTGATGCCGTCCGCCGCCGAGTACATCTCGAAGTTCCTCGTCGGCGGTTCCGAGTGGCAGGAGTTCAGCCAGCGTCTCGCGGCTGCCGCCCCCGACGTCGTCACCACCGACACGCCCGGTGTGCTCCCGAAGCCCATCGTCCAGCCCGTCTACAACTCGCTGCGCGGCATCCGCCCCGTGATCGACGCCATCGGCACCAAGGCCATGCCGGCCTCCGGCAAGGTGTTCATCCGCCCCGAGGTCACCACGCACACCACCATCGGCGCCAGCAACGGCGAGAACGTCGCCCTTGACTCCGGCACCTTCGTGGTGTCCGAGAATCAGGTCACCAAGGGCGTCTACGGCGGCTACGTCAAGGTCTCCGAGGAGACGATCGACTGGTCCCAGCCCGAGATCGTGTCGCTCATCCTCGACGACATGGCGCGCGCCTACGCACAGGCCACGGATGACGTGGCGGCGGACAACCTCGTCACGGGGGCATCGACCACCACCAACTTCACCGTCGCCAGCATCACCGACCCCGCAGAGTGGGCCCGCTGGATGTACACCGCCGCCGAGTCCATCCTCAGCGCCACCAAGTACCTCCCGTCCATGCTCTTTCTCAGCGCAAATATGTGGCGCAGCCTCGGGCTGCTCACGGACACGTCGGACAGGCCGCTGTTCCCGCAGGTCGGCCCGATGAACGCGTTCGGCGCCATGAACCCGGCAGGCACGCAGGCCTCGGCCTTCGGTCTCACCGTCGTGGTCGACGCCAATTTCGCAAACGACACGGTCATCGTCGGCGTCCCGGACGGCTACGAGATCTTCGAGCAGCAGAAGGGCGCCATCAGCGCCGAGGCCAACGACGGTTCGCTGTCGCGCACGATCGCGTTCCGTGGCTACCTCGCCACGCTCATGATCGAGTCGGCAAAGTTCCGCAAGGCCGCTTTCGTCTGAGTCTGACGGCACGGAGGGTCTGAACGGTTATGGCTGTCTACACGGTCACACACGGCACACACTTGGACGGCGTCAGCGCCGTTCAGACCCTCACGCCCCTTGACAACGTCCGCCTCGGCGACTCAGTCACCGTGGCAGGCGCAGGCGCAAAGTTCAACGCCACCGCCCCCGTCATCTCAATTGAGCCCTACGCCTACACAGGGAAGGACGACGACGGCTACCTCCAGTTCGACTACAACGATCCGCGCCCCAATCAGGTGCTGTACGAGGTCGCCGGACAAGACAACGACACCGCGTACTACGAACTGAACGGCACCCTTACCGTCACGTTCACCGTCACGTGGATCGTGGACGCTGACGTCACCGCATGGCTCGGCATCAGTTCCGCCACCGCCAACGACACCGCGTTCATAACAACGTGCGTGGCGGCGGCGAACGCGTGGTGCTACCGGAAACGCAAAGAGGCGGGCTACACGGACGCCACGTCCACAGCCCCGTCGGCGGACGTCAAGTTGGGCACCGTCATGTACGCAGGCACCCTGTACCGGGAGCGCGGCAGCGTCGACTCGTTCGCCTCGTTCGACGGGATGGGCTCGCTCCCGATTCCGACCACCCTCGGGCGCATCATGCAGCTGCTCGGGTGCGGACGCGCACAGGTGGCTTAAATGCCCGCCACAGGCATTCTTGCCGAAGCCATCAACGCCATCAGCGCGGATCTCACCGGGTTGGGCTACAAGGTGGTCACAGACCCCCGCAACGCCCGCCCGCTGACCGTCCTGATTGAACTGCCGACGCTGGATGCGTTCACCTACAACGTGGGCGACATCCGGGTACGGGCCCGCATCCTTGCGGCACCCCCCGGTAACCAAGACGCCACCGATTGGCTCATCAGCCAAGTCGACACCATCATGGCAAGCGACATTGCCGTGACATCCGGGAGCCCCGGCCTCGCCTCATACGGCGGGCAGGACATCCCAACCTATGACCTCACAATTGCCGTAGCAGTACGGCGCAACTAAAAGGAGCCAACATGGCAACCACAACGTTCCTCGGCGGTCCCGCAGTCCTCACGATTGGCGGAACCGATTTTGCGGATCAATGCACGGATTTTTCGTGCGAATTGGGCTATGACACCCTCGAGGTGACGACGTTCGACGATACAGGCCACAAGATGGCGAAGGGGCTCATGACGGTGTCCGGGAGCGCCACCCTGTTCGCCTCGTACGGCGCAACCGAGGTGGAGGGCATCCTCGCTGACATCGTCGGCGACGGCACCACCACCATCGTGTTCAAGAAGGGTTCGGGCGCAATTGCCGCCGACAACCCGGAGATCACCATTTCCAACACGATGCTGTCTGTCGTGCCGTACGCGTACAATGTGGGCGAGATGCAGACTTTCGCAATCAGTTGGGAAGGCGGCACGTGGGTTCGGGACGTCACCCCGTAACCACCCGAACAGAAAGGGGCACCCCCAATGAGAATCCGAGTCACGCCCATTGACGGCGAAACCTACGAGGTGGACACAAACCTGTACGTCATCGTTTCGTGGGAGCGCAAGTTCAAGCGGAAAGCATCGGACCTCGCCACCGGAGGCGTCGGCATTGAGGACTTGGCGTTCATGGCCTACGAGGCCTGCCGGGTCCACAATGTCACCGTCCCCCCGATCTTTGATGACTACATCCGCAAGATGCAGCACATCGAGGTGGTGGGGGACGAGCCCGAAAACCCTACGGACGGGGCACCTACCGATACGCACTAGCCCTCGTGCTGGCGGCGACCGGGTACTGGCCCCCACAAATACCGTTTGAGGAATCAGACCTCGCAACGGTACTCAAGATCCTGAAAGAGCAGAACAAGCAGAAATGACCGCATCCGCCAACATAGAAATCGTGGGGGTCAAGGATGCTATTCGTTCGCTCAACAAGGTGGAGCCGGGCCTGCGGAAGCAGTTCCAGCAGGACGCCACCCGGATCGCGCAGCCAGCCATTGAGGAGGCACAGCGCGGCTATGTGGGGCTCCCGCTGTCGGGCATGGCGTACAAGTGGACACAGGACGGCAAGAAAATCTTCCCGTATGACCCGGTCAAAGCCGCCAAGGGTGTCAAGTTGAAACTGGACGCGGCCCGCAACGCTGTGGCGGTCATCGTGATCCAGCAGACGGACCGAGCGGCAGCGGTGTTCGAGTCGGCGGGCCGGAAGAACGCCAACAACCTCGGCAACAGCCTCGGCGAGTTGAAGCCGGGACGAACCCGCATCATCGGGCCTGCCGTGTACCGCAAGCGGTCCAGCATCGAACGCGAAATGTCGCAGGCCGCCATGCAGGCCATTGAAACCGTCAACAGGGAGTTGTCCTAATGGCTATCACAATCCCCATCATTTCCGAGTTTGACGGCAAGGGCGTCTTGAAGGCTGTCCAAGAATTCAAACAGTTGGAGGGGGCAGGCAAGAAGGCACAGTTCGCCATCAAGAAGGCCGCGGTCCCGGCAGCGGCTGCGCTCGGCGGGCTGGCGGTCATCCTCGGGGACGCCACCAAGGGGGCAATGGAGGACGCCAAGGCACAGGCCGAACTTGCTCGCCAGTTGGAATTTTCGGCGGGTGCTACCGACGCGCAGATTGCCGCTACTGAGGACTGGATCAGCACACAGGGCCGCCTTCTTGGCGTCACGGACGACGAGTTGCGTCCGGCTATTGCCAGCCTGTCGCGCGTCACGTATGACCTTGAGGAGGCGCAGAAGGCTGCCAGCCTCGCTATGGACATCAGCGCCGCCACCGGGAAACCGTTGGAGGCTGTCACTAACGCGCTGTCAAAGGCGTACGGCGGAAACTTGACGGCGCTCGGCAAACTGGACCCGAGCCTGAGGGAGATGATCAAGGGCGGCGCCACGCTCGACGAGGTGTTCTATTCGCTGGAATCCACGTTCAGCGGGGCCGCAACCACCGCAGCGAACACCGCTGAGGGCGGGTTCAAGCGCCTCGGGGTCAGCCTGAACGAAACCAAGGAGTCCATCGGGGCGGCCCTGTTGCCCATCATTGAGAAGGCGCTCCCGGTCCTGCAAAAGTTCGCTACTTGGGCGCAGGACAACCCGAATTTGTTCCTCGGCATTGCGGCAGCCATCGGCGCCGTGGCGGTCGCCATCACCGCTGTCAACATCGCTATGGCGCTCAACCCGTTCACCGCAATCGCGGCGGGTGTGGCCCTGCTCGTGGTGGGTGTGGTCGCTGCCTACAAGAAGTTTGAGACCTTCCGCAACGTCGTAAAAAGCGTTGTTAACGGGGTGGCAGCCTATTTTGAGTTTGTGGCTAATTCGTGGGTGAAAGCAACTAACATAATCATTCGCGGCATCAACCTTGTGAAACCCGGCAAGGATATTCCGAGCATTGATCCCATTAGCATTGGGCGCATGGGCGAGGAGTCCATGTCAAGTGGCAGGCTGGCTGTGCCCGCTCTGGCGCAGGGCGGCATCGTGACGAGCCCGACGCTGGCGCTGATTGGTGAGGCGGGCCCGGAGGCTGTGGTGCCCCTGTCGAAGATGGGGCAGATGGGCAGCAACATTCAGGTGACGGTCACCTCGGCTGATCCGCGGGCGGTGGTGGACGCGTTGGTGCGGTATTCGCGTCAGAACGGGGCGCTGCCCCCCGATGTTCGGGTGGCGTAGTGGCGTTTTACACGTACACGGTCACGCACTACAGCGTCCCGTCAGGCACCACCACGGTGCTGAACAACGTGTCCAGTTTTTCGTCACGAGGCGGCAGACAAAACTTGTTGGACCCGGTGACGGTCAGCACAGCCCAAATCAACGGGTTCAATCCGTCAGCGCTGCCGACCATCAAGGTGGGCGATCTCGTGGTGGTCACGAGTTCACCCGTAGGCGGCGGCCCGGGGGGATTCGTTTCCAATTTTCAGGTGTATTACGGCAAAGACCCGAACGAGGACCGTTGGACCATCAGTCTCGAAGATGCAGCCGCGTTCATGGGTCGCGCGACCATCAACATTTCGTGGTCGGCTGGCGTAACGACCCGGTCAGCAGCCCTTGACGTTGCATCGGCGGCGGGCGTTGATTTTTCAGGTTCAATAACTGACACAAGCAAATCCACCGTGTCGGCACAAAACCTCACGAACGTCAACGCGCTGGAAGTGTTCAGAACGCTGGCAATCACCGAACAGGCCCGAGTCCAATTTGGGTTCAATCTTGGACCCGGGTTCCAGCCGACAGTCAATTTCCTCGGTCGAAGCGTCCTGACAACGGCAGGGCGCTTCAATGACGGCTCCAGTACAGCACTTGTCAATACAGACTGGCGGTACGAATCGCTCGATTTCGCGGCGTTGGCAGACAACTACGCACAGAAGGTCATCGTGGAGCCTGCGGGGCTGGCGGCACAGACGGCGGGTTCCGGGGCTCGAACCTATGTGATGCAGACCTACGATCAGACGACAACGCAGGCGGCGCAGTTGGCGCAGTACGTGGACACCGTCCTATCGGGGCAGACGGCAGGCCCGGAACGCGTCGGGGTAGTCATGGAGGCCCAAGTCAGCCCGACCCTGCCGGAGGACGTAACCACCGTGCTGTTGCGGTCAAATACGTACACGGCAAACGTGTTGGGCGCCGAGTTGCAGGCTGATCCGACCTCGATGCGGCGCTCGTGGAGTTTGGCTCCGGGGGCGACCACGAATTGGTTGGTGCTGGACAATGCGACTCTAGGCACTTTGGACAACAACAGGTTAGGATTCTGAGCATGGGTTACCCCGATTTTGCCGTTGGCGAGGTGCTGACGAGTAGTGACATGGACCGGGTCGGCCTGTGGCGTGTGGGTTCAATCACATTTACGGGGCAGACAGGCGCAAATCTGGACAGCGTGTTCACGTCTAGTTTCCGCAATTATCTTGTCGTCGCCGACCTTACAACTAGCGCATCCGAAACCATTATTTACCAAATGCGAGCGGGCGGGGTAACCAACACGGGCACCAACACCGACTCGTTGCAGCAGTACATGATTTGGGGCTCCACCACCCTTTACGGCAACCAATTAACGAATCAGAACTACGGCTATTTCGGCTATTCAAACACCAACGGCATGGGAACAAGCCTCACACTTTGGGCGCCACAACTGGCAAAGTACACGCTGTCAACCAATGAAAATGTGCTTCAGGACTATCGGTCAACATCATGGAGCCAGCACAAGGTGAACACCCAATATGACGGCATTCGCATAGCGTCATTCGGTACCGCCACAATTACCGGGAGGGTCTATGTCTACGGATACAACGCCAACTAGCCGCATTGAATTGTTTGTAGACGCAATGACTGGTGACGTTATTGAGCGCGAATTGACCGCCGAGGAAATTGCGGCCCTGCCCGAACCCACCGAACCGCTCGGAGACAACAAGTGATCACCTCAGCCCAGTACGCAATCGCCAGCACCGCCGTCAAGATCGCAGGCACCGGGGTCGGGCACCGCACCGTCCACATCGCGCCCATCGGAAACACCACCGTGTACCTGTCCGGCAGCAACCAAGTCACGTCCAGCAACGGCTACGGCCTCAACAAGGCGCTTGGCGAGCATGACGTCCTGCTTGGCCCCGCCGACGAACTGTGGGCCATCTGCGCCGCAGCACAAACCGAGACCGTCACAATCCTCATCAGCGAGGGATGACCGTGATCCTGCAGAACCCATCGAAGGCGCTCATCGCCCTAGTGGCGCTCATCTGCATCACAGTCCTCATGGCTGTCCGCGCGATCGACTCCGCCACGGGGATGCCCGTCATCACCCTGATTGTGGGTTACGCAGTCGGCAACGGCATCGCCGCCCGCAAAGGCGACCCGGTTGAGCCAATCATCGGGCGCAAATAGCGTCATGACGAAAAGACGGGGGTACACAGGTACCTCGGATGGCGTCAGCCCGGGCCGTAGGGAAGGCACCGAGAAACTGAAAGAGTTGATTCGCAAGCGGTACGGGCTCGGTTGCCTCGGTACGTGGGTGGTGCGGGACCGTCGGGGCAAGCCCGGGCAATTGTCCGTCCATGCCACGGGCCGGGCGCTCGACATCTACTACGTCGACCGCGACGACGGGCTGTACGTCATGGAATGGCTAGTGGCCCATGCAGACGCGCTAGGCGTCGAGTTCGTCGGGGATTACCTGCACGGCAGGTTCGGGCGGGGCTGGCGCTGTGATCGTGGCAAGTGGCAGACGTACCGGGTGCCGACCATCGGCAAGGGGGGACGATGGTTTCACCTTGAGATTTCCCCCACAATGGCGGATGACCCTGTTACCTTGGAGCGTGTATTCAGGGCTTTGCCCAAGTAATCCACAAGCAAAGGGGACAACATGGGACTCATGGACGATCTGAAACTGGAGCATTGGGGGCCACCCAACAAGTGCCCGGTGCACAAACTGGCGCACACTATGACCGACGAGGACCGCGCCGACCTGCTCAAGGCCGTGAACGATGGGATTGTGCCCGCCACCGTGATTGAGCGGGTGCTCGGCAAACGGGGCTTGGTGCTAAAGCATCAATCCATCCAGCGCCACCGCCGGAAGGAGTGCGGCTGTGAGTGACTACGACATCGCCGCGGAACTGGAGGAGGTGCGCCGCGCCCTGATTGCCACCCAACGCCAGTTGGCGAAGCACAAGGCCCGGACCGAGGAATTGACCGCCGCCGCCTATGAGGGCGCCAAGCAGGCCATGCTTGCCCTTGGGGGCGTCCCTAAGGTGCCTAGGAGCCCGTCTAAGCCCCGAAAAGGGGCGGAGGTGGCCCTGTGGCACCTGACGGACTGGCAGGGCGCAAAACGCACCACAACGTACAACAGCCAAATCATGAGGGACCGGGTGCTCAGGTTCACGGACAAGGCCCACAAGATCACCGAGGTGCAGCGGGCCGACCACCCGGTGCAGGACTGCGTCATCATGTTCGGCGGGGACATGGTGGAGGGGCTGTTCAACTTCCCGGGGCAGGCGTTCGAGATTGACGCCACCCTGTTCGAGCAGTATGTCACCGTGTCGCGGCTGATTGTGGACACCGTGACCGCCGCCCTCGGCATCTACGACAAGGTCACCGTCATCGCCGAGTGGGGCAACCATGGGCGTATCGGCTCCAAGCGGGACAACGTCCCTCGCTCAGACAACGTGGACCGCATGTGCTACTACTTGGCGGCGTCTCTGCTGGAGAATAACCCGCGCGTCAAGTTTGAGGTGTCCGGGGAGGACATCCAGCGCGTGGAAATAGGCGAGTACCGCGCCCTGTTGATCCACGGGGACGAGATCGGGCGAAACGGCTTTGCCAGCCCTATGACCATCGTGAACCACGCCAACCGCTGGCGGTCCGGCGCCTACCCTTGGGCGTTCCGGGACGTGTACGTTGGGCACTATCACACTCACGCCGAATGGCCTATGGCGAACGGGGAGGGCAGCGTGTTCCAGACCGGGAGCACCGAATCAGACAACCGCTACGCTGGCGTCATGCTGGCGGCGGCCTCGACCCCATCCCAACGCCTGCATTTCGTTGATCCCAAGGCGGGCCGCGTGACGGCGGGTTACAAGGTGTGGTTGGACTGATGGACATTGTGCACGTCATTTGGGCGGACGCCCACGCCGGCGACGGCGGCTGGCAAGAACTGGACGATTACGTGGACGACGGCGAAGTGCTCGTTCACACCGTCGGGTTCTATGTGGACCGCGAACAGCCCTCATACAAGGCGGAACACGTCACCGTGTGGCAGACGCTGTCCGGGCGGGACGGCATCCACCCGTTCCACATCCCGTCCGCAATGGTCCGCAAAATCACTATTTTGTGTTGCATCGAATCTGCGTTAGATTCCTGACACGGCTACTCCACAGGCCGAGGCTCCCCGGGCGGCAGGTTCCCCCCTTTACCGTGTCCGCCCGGGTTGAGCCGCCATCCACCACAAGTGGGCGCATAGCAGTTACCCTGACCGAATGAAAGGGGTATTTATGACCGACAGCAACGTGTACGCTCTGCCGCTCTGTGAATTGTGCGGGATGGTGTATGGACTCCAACGAGATCTCTTGGCTGATTACGTTTCTCACGAGAACCGTGGCGAGGGGGGAAGCCGAGACGGACATACTTGTCAGTCTTGTAGCGAAACTCTCCGACGCGCTGAGAGCATCGCAAAGCATCCCTCGAACCGGGGGCTGACCGATTAGGCGCCGCGCGGTGGCCTTAGGGCTGACCGCCATAATCGCCGCATTGGTGCCTGTGAGCCCCGTAGAGGCGAGTTGGAACCATCCCCTGCCTAGAGAGTGGTACGAGGGGCTGGCGCGCTGTGAAACGGGCCTGAACACCAAGCACCGGACCCGCACCTATGTCACCGCGTTCGGGATGACCAAGCACGTTTTCAACTTGTACGCAGACACCCATTCCAGCCGGGCCCACACGCTGACGTTCGCGCAACAGGCCCGGATTGTGGACCGGGTGGCGTTCTTCGGGCACACCGAGAACGGGCGCAAGCAATGGCCCGTCGGGCCGTGGGGGTGGGGATGCTTGAAAAAGACGCAGCGTCTGATTATGATGCTGTGCACGAGCCCTCACCCGAGGGTTCAAAAATGGAAAAGGGGTTGCTAGTGGAAGCAGCAGTTACGTTCAGGCGATACGCGCCCGGGTTGTACGTGGATTCAACCAATTCGTGGGTGATCACCCGCGATGTCGAAGCGACAGGTTCATACAAGGCGCTGTACACAATCCGCGAGTGCATCGGTTTCGGCCCGCTGTTGGATGGCGTGACCATGTTCCCGGACTACGGCGACATCATCCGAGGTGAGTACCACTCGCTGGCTGAGTGCAAGGCTGACATCGAGCAAAGGATTGCATCATGAGCCCGTGGTTTCTGTTCGGTGCGTTCTGGGGCGCAGCAATGATGTGGGGGCTGCAGGGCGCCCGGTCGAGGCGGTGGTTCTAATGGCGGTGCACGTCACCTCGATTGCAAGCCTTGCGGCGCAACTGAAGATGCGCGGCGAAATGCTGGACG